ATGCCTCGCATCGATACAGAGTATAAGCGACACCTTGAAGCTACTATCAAGGGTATGGATACTGAATACGAGTATATCAAATCCTTCTTTAAGGAATTGTCGCAATACATCATTCCGAGGCGTTATCAGTCGCTGGACGAGGGCAAGGTGTTCCAGAGCAAAGCTCGTAACAAGTACATCCTTGATGGCTTTGCCACGAGAGCAGTTAATACGCTTTCGAGTGGGATGTTGTTCGGGGCAACCAACCCGACTCATCGCTGGGTTAAGCTGTCGCTTGATACGCAGAATGTCCGGGCGCAACAATGGGTAGACCATGTAGTCGAGACCACACTTGCAACGATTCGCCGTTCCAACGCTTATACTTCTCTTCCGGTTATGTACAAGGACTTGGGAGTATTTGGAACGAGTGCGATGCTTATCTACGATGATCCAAAGTCTATCATCAGGACTTACACTGTGCCTGCGGGCGAATACCGCCTGATGCGTAATGAGCGGGAAGAGATTGCATTTTTCTGTCGCAAGTACAAAATGACTGCACAACAGCTTGTTGCGAGGTTTGGAGCTAACAATGTTTCGCATTCGGTTCGTCAGCAGGTGTCAGTCAACACTAATGACCGGTTTCAGGAATACGATGTGTATCACCTGATTGAACCGAATAATCCGCCGCTGTTGCCACAGCACTTTGCTTATCGGGAATGCTTTTGGGAACTTGGCGGTGAGCAAGACATGATTTTGGCGATCAATGGCTATTATGAAAAACCGTTTGTAGCTCCAAGGTGGGAAGTGTTGGGTAATACGGTTTTTGGTAACTCTCCGGGGATGGAAGCATTGCCGGATATTATAGGTCTTCAGGCTTTGACAAAACAAAAGGCCATAGGTCTTGCAAAGCTTGTCAACCCGCCAGTAGTTGCAGATCAGGCGCTGAAGAATCAGCCTACGGCACTTATGGCTGGAGGCATCACTTACGCCAGCAATATAGATGGCATCGGGGTTAAGCCGGTGTTTCAAGTCAATCTTCCGGTGTCGGAATTGCGGGAAGATGTTGTTGGTTATTATGAGGCTATTGGACAATTCTTTTTTACCGATTTGTTTCGGGCTATACTTGATCTTTCGACAGTGCGAAGTGCTACTGAAGTGCAGGCAGCTACAGCAGAAAAGTTAGTGTTGCTCGGACCGGTTGTAAACCGTACGGAAGATGAGGCACTTAACGACTTTGTTAGGAGAGTGATAGGTATTCAGAGTAGGCGAGGAATGATCCAAAATCCGCCGCCGGAAGCTGGGGGCAGGATTCGGCTTGAGTACGATAGTATTTTGAGCGGAGCACAGAAAGCGGCAGGGATAAACAACATCGAGCGTTTTCTTGGGAGCGTGGGGCAAATAGCTCCGGTTTCGCCAGAAACCCTGGATGTAGTCAACTTTAATGAGGCTATACGAGAGTACGGGGATCGGCTTAATGTTCCCGCTCGAATTATGCGGACACGAGCAGAGGTTCAGCAAATCGCACAGCAACGGGCTGAAATTGCAGAGCAACAAAGAGAAGCGGAAGTTGGAGCTACACTTGCGGGGGCTACAGCTGACCTTGCTCAAGCGGGGGCAGTACAATGAGGCGAGGAAAGAATGCCAGTCTTATTCGAGATGACGCTGAAGCCGTCCATAATGGCTTTGCCCAGATGCTTGGAACTCTGGAGGGCAGAAGGGCGCTTTGGTGGATATTTGAGCAGTGTAATCCGTTGCAGAGTGCTTTCAGCGAGGATGACAGGAAAACAAATTTTTTACTGGGGGAGAAAAATGTCGGGCTTAAACTACTTGCTCGACTGGAAGAAGTTGATCCGGGTGCGTGGCTTAAGTTGCGAGTAGATCAACTTGAATACATGAAACAGTTTAACGAGGAGAATGAAGATGAGTGAAACAACTACAGAGCCGACTTTAGACTTGACGCCAGTGGTCGATCCAGCTCCAACGCCTACACCGCAGGCAGACCCGACACCTCCGTCTACGCTTACGATGGAGACTGTTAAAGCACTTGGTGTATCGACCGGTTTATCGACGGAGTCGATAGAACGCATGCTTCCGACGATTAATGAAAACAAACTTACGCTTGACGCAGTAAAGAATATTATGGAGGCGGTGCCTGTTTCTTCGGCTACTCCTCCGGTAAAATTTGAAGATGTAAGCGGGGTTGATCCCGCTTACAAGAGTGGAATTGAAAACCTTCTTGAGGTAACAAATAAATATGGTCTTGGGGTTGATGCTGTTAACGGCCTCATAAAATTCGACCAACAACGAACTGAAGCGGCGTTGAAAAATAGCCAAAAGCAGTGGGATGAAAAGCAGGCAGAGTGGCGAGCAGAACTTGAGAAAGATTCAATGCTGGCTGCGGATGACGGAGTAGAAGCTAACATAAAGAAAGGCATTCAGGTTATCGCTGATTACGGCGGAACGCCGGATGACAGCGGGCTTAACGAGTTTCAAAAGGCTCTTAATGTGACTGGTATGGGTAACCATCCGGCGTTGGGAAGGTTTCTTTTGAGGCTTGCAAAAGCTTTACCGGGTGAAGGTCGCTTTATGGGCGGATCTCCAGGGCAAGCAAAATCCGAGCAGGATATGCTTGCGGAACTTTTTCCTAATACATAGGTGTAAAAATGGCAGTAATTGCTAATACGAATCCAACACTTGCCGACTGGAAAGCGGCGTTGGGTCCGGATAATAAGATTGCGACGCTCATAAATTTGCTTGAGCAGACCAATGATATTCTTCTGGATATGACTTTCCAAGAGGCGAATGAGGCTACATCTCATTTGCACAATATCGCAACTGGATTGCCGAATGTTACAAGGCGCAGGTTGTATCAAGGGGCTATTGCCAGTAAAGGTTCAAGAGAACAGGTTCGGGATTCTGTTGGTTGGTATGAAGACTTTCAAGAGATCGATTCGAAGCTTGTGAAGCTTGATGGCAATGGGCAAATGTTGCGGGCGCAAGAAGCTATGCTTCAAATGGAAGCTATGAGTCAGCAGTTTGCGAAGGATATTTTTTATGGCAATCCAGCTGTAGATGATACGCAGATTGGCGGACTTTCAATGCGGTACAACACTACTAATGAGAATGTAGCAAAAAGTGCTCGAAATGTAATTGACGCTAAAGGTACTGGAGCTGATAATGCGAGCATTTGGCTGATTAACTGGGGTCCAAAAGCTTGTTTTGGAATTGTAGCGAAAGGTTCGGAAGCTGGGCTTACGATGGAAGACCTGGGACGCAAGATGATTCAAGACTATAATGGCGTTCAGGGTTCGAGGTTGATGATGCATGTCGCTCGGTTTGAGTGGAATGTAGGTCTTGCTCTGGGTGACTGGAGATATTGTGCAAGAATTGCAAACATTGATCGTTCTACTCTTACCAGCGATGCTTCAAGTGGAGCTAACCTGCCTGTTCTGATGAAGAAAGCCATTCGCAAGACTCCTCGCCGAAGGATGTTTCGCCCGGCTTTTTACATGGATCAAAGCATGATCGGCTTTTTTGAAGAACAGTTGAGTGCCGCTGTTAAGAACTCGACTCTTACGAGAGATCAGGTTGGCGGTAATATGACAACTTCATGGGATGGCATTCCTATTAGGCAGTGCGATGCTCTTGAAAATGATGAAGCGAGGGTTGTGTAATGTATACAGATAGAAGTTTGATGGGAGCCCTTAAAGAGGGCTTTACTGGGACTGGCTACTTTGGTGATACGCTTGATATGCAGAAAACATGGGATGAGTTTTTTGCGAATGGTAAGCCTATGTTTTTGAGAGTTGCGAGTATGGCTTTACCAAGTGGCGGAGGCAGTGCAACTTTTACTTTGCGTACCAGTGATACTGTTGATTCAGACGGAGATCTAAACGGTAGTATTTCGGATATAATAAGGCTTCCAAGTGTCTCAAGAGCAAATTTTTCAGCCGGTGCGGAGTATACTGCTTGTCTTCCTTATTGCAGTTGGGTTGACAATATGTACAAACGCTACATACAGCTGTATGCTAATGTTGCTGGCGGTAATTTTGTGGGTGCACAAGTTACATGGGGTCTGTTGCTGGATCAGCCGCAGGTTTGGAGAGCTTACGGTGCGGCTTCGCCGAGACTTATTTAGTGTTTTTTGGAGTAGGCTGGATCTCCTTTGGGGTTGTAGTGTGCCCTTTTTCATAGCCAGCCTGCTCCACTTTTTCGAGGAAATAAATTATGAAAGTAAGATTTGCAACTGGGTTCTATGGACCTGATGATTTTCTGTATGAAGCCGGAGTGCGAGAAGTGCCGGATGACTGGCCGATTCCGGCAAGTGCGGAAAAGGTGCCGGATGATACGCCGTTGGGCGCTGAAAGCGATGATGCGGAAAGTGATCCTTCCCGCTCGCTGTCCAGCCTTGCACGGTTGACAAGCGATGAGTCGAGTAAGCTAAAGAGAGAAAACGCAAAGATGCGGGATGAGCTTGAAGAGATGAAAAAAACTCTTGCAGAATTGAAAAAGTAGGATAGAGCTTTGGCTTCTAAACTTGACATCTATAACATGGCTCTGTCGGAGACACGGAGTCAAGGCTCTATTCGCTCACTTACGCAGGATAGCAGGGAAAGAGAAGAGTGTGATAAGTGGTATGACCTTGTAGTGCGGGTTACGCAGGAAGCGGCATATTGGCCATGCTGCAAGACTAAAGCGACCCTTACGGGCCAGGTTGATGAAAAGCAGGAATACGAGTACCGGTACTCGTATTCTCTGCCTACCGACTATTTGCGGGCGTGGTACCTTGCAAGCTGGAGCAAGTTTGAGTTGTTAAGTAAAAATCGACAGACTCGGCTGTTTACCGATGATTCAAAAGCTAAACTTTACTATGCTCGACTTGAAGATTTGAATACAGAGCTTTGGGGACCGAGTATGACGCAAGCGATTGTATATGGGCTTGCACATAAAGTAGCTCGGTCACTGACCGGCGACGAGCAGCTTGCGAGCAACTTGCTGGTGCTGGCTAATGGCTATATGGCTTCAGCTAGGGCTACCAACTTGCAAGGTTCTACGGACGGACAGAGGGTCGAGTTTGAGCCGGAGTGGATTACTGACAGAGTCGGAGGCGCTTATAGCGTCGATGAAGTCGCTTTCCTGTGGCCTCCTGGAGAGGGTTGGTCGGCTTTAGCCGCTGCAAGTTCTCGCATTCTTTGATCCATACGATTCACGCCGTGAAATGTATATACAATAAACTGTGAAGCAAATGACAAGTGAGTACATAAAATTCGCTTTTACCGGAGGAGAACTTTCGGAGGAACTTCATGGAAGGAGTGATTTGGAAGGCTTTCAGTCCGGGTTTAAGTACGGGGAGAATGTACTTGTTGATTGGAGGGGAGGTATAAAGTCCCGACCTGGCACGCTTATGTGCGAACCTCTGTTTGAAGACAATCAGAACCCCGGCGTGCGGCTATCAACTTTCTCCTTCAACACTGATCCCGAAGACAATTATTTGCTGGTGTGGAAGCATCGCAAGCTGTATTTCATTTTGCAAGGGCGGTATCTTTTTCACGAAGGCGTAGCAGAAATTGCATACAACCAGCTTCTTACTGGAGCTGAAGTTGGAGACATTGTACTTGTCTTCCGAAGAACAGCCGGAGAGCCCCAGTATTTGTACACTGGACGGGTGCGAGACAATACCAGTCTTTTTGTTCCGTACAGGAATCAATATGTTTCTTTGAGTTCTAATGACTATGCAAGAAAAGTTTACTATGTTGATACTTTATACAATGGAATTGATCTGCATGACCTTAACTTTTTGCAAGACAAAAACACCATACTTGTTACTAATCGCAATTATAAGCCGCAAATCCTCGAGCGTGATTTGACTTCATCGGATATATCTTTTAGTTTTAAAGATCTTGAATTTGTCCGGGAAGTTATTGTGCCAGGCAAAACAGATGTTACACAGGATAGAAAAGTGGCGCCGGATCAACAACCTTACGATGACCAGCTTGGCGGGTTTCAGTGGACGGTAGCTGTTCAGGATAAGCAAGGTACAGAGTATCCGATTTTCTTGAGCGATGCAAAACTGGTTGAAGATGTTAACATAGGCAAAAAAGTTGTTAGGCTTGCGTGGGATATTCCGGAAAGCCCTAACAATAATTGGACGCAAGAGGAGTGGGAAGAGAATATACAGAAATTTAAAATCTATGCTTCGCTGTTTAAGCCTAACTTCGATTTGCAACCTACACCGTTGAGCGAAGATCCAATTACTGTTGCAGTAGGAAATCTTCGATTGCCGCATATATCTTTGCGGCTTGGACAAGTTGCTGAAACATTTAACATGACTTTGCCAAGAGCATTGGGAGGTAAGCCTGATTACACATACACGCTTGCAAATGTTCCGGACGGGTTGACTTTTAACCCAGATACTCGTTTGCTACAAGGAGAACCTACAACTGTAGGCAATTCGACTTTAACTTATCAGGTAACCGATGCGGATAACAATAGCGAAGATGTTGAGTTTGTTCTGCGTATTCAACCGGAAGCAGTAGATCTTCTTACTTTTGGGAATGTTCGCATCAATGACCTTGCAAGAAATACAGGGCAAACTGTAGCCATAATACTTCCCACTGCCAATGGCGGCAAGGGAACGAAAACTTATACGCTTACCGGATTGGGAGCTTCTGGGTTTGCTTTTGACGGTACGAGTCGTCTGTTGAGTGGTACTGCGGCCGTAGCAGGAACTTACGAATTGCTGTATCAAGTGCAAGATGCTGATTCACCTGCTCAACGAGCGGAGCTTTCTTTTATCCTCACTCTTATAGATGTTTCATTGGCAGTGGCGGCTATTCCTGATGTGTCTGCTAAAGCCGGAGATTTACTTACAATACAATTCCCAACTCCGACAAGAGGTACACCACCGTATCGCTATACACTTAATCGTGGAGTTGCGGGAATGCAACAGGCTGGTTTAGCTTTTACTGGGCGACCCACTACTTCTGGCACTTACAATATGTCGTTGGTTATTAGCGATGGAGCAGGAACAAATGTTACCCGTAATTTTGTGATAACGGTTACAGCAGCTACTGGACTTAATTTGCCTAATGTAGCGGATAGAACTTATCCGGATAATGGAAGAGTAAACTTTCAGTTGCCTGCGGCAAGTGGCGGTGTGCCAGCATACACTTATACAGCAACTTTTGGAGTTTCAGCTGGGCTTGTGTTTAACGCTTCTTCAAGACGCATTACCGGGCGTATTACGCAAAGCGTAGAGATAACCTACAAAGTAACTGATGCGGAAGGTACAACACAGCAGGAAGTGTTTACTTTTAATGTACAGGGAGCAGAGCGTTTGTCGCTTGAAACTTTGCCTGATCGTACAGTACCATCCGCCGGTTCAGAGTTGCGTTTGCAGCTTCCACAGGCAAGCGGTGGAACGCCTCCATACACCTATGATATAGTAACCACCGATCCAGATTCTCCTAACACTGCTGGGTTTGACCCTCAAACTATTCGGCTTGCAATTCTTATCATTAACGCTAATGGAGTTTTTCGGTATCGAGTTACTGATTCTGCTGGAGCAACAGCTAATGAATTGTTTGAAGTTAATATTGAACAGGGTGGTACTGGTGGTGGAGTAGACCCTTCACCTGGCGGTTCGGTTACGCCGCAAGAAGACCCGCCAAGTACTCCAGACTTTTCAATAACAGTTGTAGGCAATTCAAGTCAAAGAGGAGCTAATATTATTATTGCTTCGCCCGATGCCAAAACAGATTATTATCGAGTGTATTGGAGTGGACAATGGATAGATCAAAACTTTGTACCTCAAAATAACAATGGACAGCATTTAATTTATATTGATCTTGGAACGCCTAACGATGGCACCGAGCAAACTTCGCTAGTTCAATATATAGCGATTGCAGCTGTCGGAGCCGGTGGGCAGTCGGCGCTGTCAAGACAGCGAGGCTTGCGTAACTTTCGTTACTATACTTTTCCAACAGACTAAACGGCGAAGCCGATGAGTACACAAGTATTAGGTATTATAGGAGAAACGCCTGGTGTAGGTACAGAGTTTATCTACGACCTTATTACTCCTGATTTCAGCCAACAGCCTAACTATTTGTTTATTCGTAACTTTACAGATGAAAATGATTACCCTACAAGTGCGGGAATATTTGACCAGCGGCGAGTGCTTATCAGTACTAATGACGGTCCGAATACTGTATTTTTTAGTGCGATAGGAAGATTTAATAACTTTTTGGTAAGTGCTGATGATGATGAAGCTTTCCAGTTAATTCTCGACAGCCAGTATTTCGATCCAATTCATGATGCTGTTTCTTCGCAGTTTGGAATGCTTTTGTTTAGTGAGCGAGGCGTGTTTCTTATTTTGTCAGGTACGGGGACGGGCATCACTGCAAACAATGCTATTGCAAAGCAGGAACTTGCTTCAGGAGCAAAAACTGATGTACCGCCTCTTGTCGTGCTTAAAGATGTAGTTTACATATCTAATCTTGACAATACGCCTCGCATCCTGTCTCCTGTCAACACTACCCCTAATCAATTTAATACGAATGACATTGCGTTGTACTCAAGGCATTTGTTCAAATCATCGCATGGCTATATTGAGGAAACCATTGCAAGCCAACTTACTACGCAAGGAAGAGATGGAATGGAGCTTCGCTCCTGGACCTACGCTGGGAGAAATGATCGGATTATCTGGGCAGTAAGGGCTGACGGAGTTTTGCTTTCGTGTACTTTTGCCCCGGAGCATGGGGTAGTTGCGTGGTGTAAGCATACTACTAAAGGCAGGTTTAGGGATGTGCAGGCAGTGTACGAAGGAGATCAAGATACTGTTTATATGGTTGTGGAGAGAGGACAGCATAAGTTTGTTGAAGCGTTGGCAAGGCAAGAAACTACTCTGTTGGCGAACAGTGTGCCAGTGGATTGTGCTGTTAAAACAGAAAACTTCAGTACCATTGGAAGGGCAGAAACTGTGCTTCGCATTAAGCGGTATGCAGATGGTCAATGGGTAGATAGACCGGATACAGATCAGCCGCTTGTAGACAATATAGCTATTGAATCTATAAACTACAGTGGGCTTGTTGCGCAGATAGATTCAACTAACGCCATATCGTTTAGTGCAAGTGATATTGGAAATTGGATAAAAACTCCGGGCGGAGTGTATGAAATTAGTGAATCTGGTATTATAGATAATCGTACAGTCCTTATTCATGCATTGCTCGATGAAGAATTGGACATTAAAGGTACTGAATACTTTGAAGAAGACCCAAACAACGAGTTAATTACTAGCCCTCAAAATGATGATTATGTTATAGGTAGTGCAAGTAGGCAACCTATTTATCATTGGGAGCTCGTATTCCGAAACGCTGTGTACAATGTGCATCAGTTTAGACAGCAAGCAGTTACTCGTGTAAGTGGATTGCGTAATGTATCGACTGGTGTTTTTACTCGATTCGTTCAAGGCATCAATCTAATATCTACTGAAAATGCTGAAGATAGAGGCCTTACAGTTGGGTTCCCGTTCAAAGCCACACTGCATACTTTACCATTCATTAATCAAGAGTTTACTCAAGATAATAAACCTATACGAATCAATAACATTAGTCTTCGGTGTTTTCAGTCTGCGGCAGTGCGTGCAGGTAAATATAACTCTTCGCTATATCCTCTTTTCTTTGATGATACAGGGCGAGCGGAGCGAGCCCTGAAGACGGGAATTTTTAAGATGCCCCTTGGAACCGATTGGAGTGTAGATTCTAATCTTGTAATTGAAAGCCAGCTACCGTTTACAATTCTTGGAGTGATAGTGTCTTACGATGTAGGGCAACTTGAGAATCAACGAGCAAGAACACCATTACGATGAATATTTTTAGCGACATAGTTGGAGGCTTTCTTGATCTTACAGGACTGGAAAAACTGGGTACAGTACTTGGTATTGGCGGTACGGTATTTGGTGCGTATCAAGCAAGAGAAATAGCCAAAAATCAAGCTGAAATAGCAAGACTTCGGGCAGAAGTAGAACCGCAATTAATACTTGCACGAGCCAATTACCAATCCAGTGTATTGCGTAGAGAAGCTGAGATTACTCGGCAGACGGCAGATTATACTAATAATTTGCGAAAGAGCGTAGCCCAGTTTGCTCAACGCAACATCAATACCATACAGGATGATACGCAAAAGGCTATCAATCGTAGAACAAAGTTTACCGCCAATCGCATTGCGAGAAACAATGCCATTACTGAAGAACAGCGGGCGACTTTGTTTCGGAGACTGGGGTATGCGGCACAAGATCTTGGAGAGCAAACCGGAGACTTTCTTGCTTCCAATCGGGTGCGGCAGAGCGGTTCTGGGTTTTCTGTGGATAGTGTAAGCTTTGCTCGAATGAAGTACGAAACCCGAAGTAGGCTGCGAGATAGGTTGGGACGCTTGCATGAAGATCATGAAGGGGCGGCTCGGCTCCTGCTGGACAACAACTATTATAGCAACCGGAATTTGCTTGAACAAACCTATATTGAAAACGAAGGCATGATAGATCAAGCCACTGCGAGGATTCAATCGGTTAGAGAACAAGCTTATTTGCAAGACCAAGAAATGATACATAGAGTTTTTCAACTTGATAATGATGTAATTGGTCAACTTGCACAAGCCGAATTTACAGATCAATTTGCAGAAACGCAAGCTGAATTTACAAGACAACTTGCAACTCTTGGCGGGTACGCTAGTCAATCTGCGGCTGACACTGCTTATCTTGCGGCGGCGTTTCAGTCCGGTGCTCAACTACTTGATAGGATTTCATAATGCCATTAGCTCAAGCACTTTCTTCTTTTGGCAATTCCCTTGCGAATTATGGGGAACGCAGGCGTAATATTGAGCTGACAAGCCGTCTTGTTCAATTCAATAATGCAATGCATACTCAATACCATAATGCAGAGCTTTCCGGAACTGTTGATACGGGAGCTTTGATTGCCGATTATCAAGATGGGCTTGAGCAGATTAAAGAAAATTTTGGCTTTCGCAATTCCGATACTCCGATGTATGATACTGCTTTCGGTGAATGGGAGCGGGATATGCAGAAAGTAGAAAGGCAACGAGCAACTAATATTGAAACCATAGAACTTAATGTAACCGGGCAAACACAGTTTCAAGGGTTTGTAAATGAGCTTCGTCGCATCCCTTACAATGAAGAAGACGGCAAGCGGCTTGCACTTCAGTACCTTGAACCCGTTCAGTCTGCAATGCTTCCCGATAAAGCTCTTGTAGTGCGAAGTACTTATTGGGATCGCATGATGGGTGCATTGCAAGATAGTATAAGCGGACACTTAAGCGCAGAGCAAGACTTAATTCATACTGCTATAGTGGAGCATGAAAATAATCTGGATGTAGAAATAACTAATCTTCAATTACAAAATCAAGTTGGATTAGATGCTGCTTGGAGTCAATTTGATCTTGCTAACCCTGTTTTGAGCAATGAAAATAAGCGAAGGCGGTCTCAAGCTAAAGCAAACAATCGTAATACGCTGGTGGGGACTACTTCAAAAACTAGTATTGCTACTGATATAAATCAGATTGCTCGTGATATTAAGATTTCTAAATTTGGTCAAGATGATCCTGCGGTGGTTCTTGCTCGTGCAGATTCGGAAGTAAAGCGCATTAGCGATGAAAGAAATTATACAGTTTCTCAACAAGTACAACTTCGACTTGGTGTACTTAAAGCAATCAATCCTGACCTTGAAGAAGTCGGACGCAACAATTACAAGTATGAATTAAAAGAAGCTCGTACAATGCTTAAATTGGCTAATGATCGGATCAAAACAGAAATTCTTAATGAGCCAGAGATAGGTTCTTTTGATCGCATTGCAGCTGTTAAAGAAGCACTTGATGACATACCGAATCAGGTACGGCTTGAACTGGAAGAAGACGGCACTATAGCTTTAATGCAGGAAGAAATTAGAAACCTGGATATGGAGCGGGCAAGGGCTATCAATGACACTGCTAACACTGAGTTTATACGCAGTGAAATACTGCAAGGTACGCAGGCGCTTATACAAAATCCTGAGACACTTGAAGAGACACTTGGAGAGTTAAGTAATATCTTGGACATAACAGAGTTGCCTTATGATGTAGAGCAGGAACTTAAAGCAGAAGGCTACGATCAACTGCGGGCTTCTGCTATTGGCGGGTTGTATATGCAGTTTATGGAAGATCCCAGCAATCGTCCTTACGTTGATAGGTTTTGGGAAACCATTGCGCAGAATGAGGCGTTAAGTCGTGGTCTTAATCTGGAAAATGTTCGCAACAAGTCGCATGCTAATTGGGAAGAATCTTATAACCATACAAGCAATGCGCTAAAAGAAAACCATCTTCGTAACATTCGTAACCTTAATGATGGGGACATAGAGCAAATAACTGCTGATCCCAAGATGAAACCTAACCATATTGCTCAAGTAATTAAACCGTACAATGAGATAAATCGAGAGCGGTTGCTTGCAGAGCAGTTTGATACGAGAGGAGATTACGAGGCTATACCAGCTGAAGAATTTGATGCCAAGTTTAACTATATGGGAGGACTTGAGCAGATAGCCAAAACTCCGTTGGTATTCAAATCCATGATAGATAAAGCTCGTTACATATCGCCTGACGCTATGAATGGGATATGGAGTATTATTCAGTCCGGGACAGATAAAGAAGCTACTAACTTATTACAGCTATTGAGCAGTGTAGATTCAGTAGCACTGAATAATCTTGATTCTCAACAAAACTTGCAACTTTTAGTTTATCGGTTTAGCTCTACTGCTGGATCTGAAGAACAACGTTTGCAAATGACTCGTTCTGTCGGACTGGGGCAAGATACCAAGATTACTCAGCAACTTGATTCACTTTTTACTGAAAGAGTTGTAGATACAAAGCTTTATGAGATAGGCGAGTATATGGATGAACTTGGTATAGACAATCCGCCACGAAACACTGCGGGCATTACCCGGTCTATGAACCATACTCGCAATATGGCAAGGGTATTATTTACTACTGGAGCTATGAGCATGGGCGATGCTATCGATGCTGCTCTTGAAGATACTCGTAGAATGTGGGGCAATAACATTAATGGAAGGCCTATGTACATTCCGCCTTCCAGTACAAGAGCGGAACGCTTGTTTAACCCTGATACAGGTGATTACGATACCGGATGGATACAGCGAGATATAGCCAGGCTTAACCCTGAACTTCGTGACCCTTATTTATTTGCTGACACTACAACTATAAACCAGCACAATGCAGGACTCATACCGAGTTATGTAGTATACGCTACTAATGAGTTTGGTGCGGTGTATGAAGTAGGCAGGTATTTACCTGAACCACACCCTGACACGGTAACAGAAAGTATTCAAAGTCTGCAAGGCTACATTGATACTCGTTCACCGTATGCTGATTTGGTAAGTCCGTAATGCCTTTCATTGACAGAGATACGAGAGAAGGTTTTCAACAGCCGGTTGTTGCGCCGCTACCTGATGCCACTATGTACAACCGAGGGCTGTTTGCTTCGGCATTCGACCTTGATAATGACGTATTGGCAGCTCTTAAGTTGATTAAAAAGTGGAACATACCGGAAAATCCTGACTTCAATCTTGTAGAGCATGCAAAAGATGATCCGCTATTCCAGCAGAGGCGGTTTTGATAGTTTTTTCGCCCGCTTCTCTGCCTCCCTTGCCTCGCCGACAATGCTGATTCCGGGCGGACAAATCCGGGCGGGCGTTGCGCTGAAGCAAAGCATTGGCAGAACTGCTGCTGGAGCTGCCGCAGGTGGTGCAACGGCTATAGCACTGCAAGAAGCAATACTCCAAGCAGCTCCTAATGACAGGTCTATGGCTGAAACAGTGATGAATGTAGGGCTTGGCACGGTGTTTAGCGGGTTTGCTGGAGGTGCATTGCAAGCTGTGTTTAGCAAAGAAGCCCAGCAGTTGTTTAGCAAAGGAGCGGCTGAAGGTATAGAACCTAAAGATGCTGGGGCGGCTTTTGCAAAAGAATCGTTAGACGAGCCGGAGGGCTTGCCCCTCCGGGCGGGGCTAGAACCGGAAGGCAATTTGGGTGTTGGGCGGGGGTTCAAAAAAGTGTCGCCAATACTCCGACAGTACTATAACACTTACAGTGATGAAGCTCGTAATCTTATGCGGTCGCTCGATCACGGCTCTGTTACCTTTCGTGATCCGGAAACCGGTCGTATTGTTGCGTCTTCCTCGGTAGACAGCCGCTCGAAGCTTTGGGAAGGCGCTTGGCAAGTAGCGAATAGCAAAGCTAAAGAAGTCATGAACGAGTATCACGGCGGCCTTGCCGGTAGAGTGTTACAAAAAGATAAACTGTCCCGAACCGAGATACTGGAACAGGCGAGCGTTGCGATTCGACAGGGTGCTGATTTTGAAGCTCCCGAAGTAGTGCATAAGGTGGCGGCAGAGTATCGTAAATTCTTTGATCTTACAGGTAAGCAGCTCGAAGAGGTGGGGCTGGTTGATGAGGCAGATATAGTTAAAGACGGTAAATATACTCCGCAAATTGTTCGCTATAATCTTACCGGCGAAAAAAAAATGCATCTTGAAAATGTATATGATGAGTACTTTTTTGAGAAGCTATATCAAAGAGTGGAAGGAGCATTAATCAAAGCGGAGCAGCGTAAAGCCAAAGCAGAACAGACCGCCAACGATCTTACGCTGGATACGGCGGCTGCGGATGAGCTTCGAGAATATATGAACGGACTCATAAAAGAAATTAATGATTCGTTGAGTAATGAACAGCAAAAGCTGGTAGCAGACATTGATGAAGTTGGTAAAGCAATTCGTAAAACTTCTGACCCGGAAATACGAAAAGAACTGCGGGCGTTTCAAAAAGAAATGCGCCAGCGAGATGTTGCTGTAGCGCAAAGATACAAAGCGATTGAAGCGGTTAAAGCAAGGGAACGCAATCTTAACAAAGGTATATCTGGGATTAAGAAAAAGCAGGCGAAAGCAGAGGCGGACATCCGGCGTATGGAAGCAATTAACCTGAAAGAAATTAATAACTTAAGTGTAAAGGCAAGTACACTTATTAAGCGTATTGACCCGCCGCCAAAGGCGACAGAAGTTAATGACCTTGTAGCAAGGATTGATAAGGCGGTGAACAACGCCAATCGGACGGCAGAGCGGTTCCCGGAAATGCTTGGTATCAAAGGCACGACACGAATTGAACAACTTAATGAAGCTGGGTTTGTGAAAGCGGTTGCCGCCGGGGATATTGAGATAAAAGGTGTTAAGAGTGTAGCGGCTTTGCAGGATATGATTAAGTCAGTAGAGCGACGCATAGCACGATTGCAACGCAGCCCGATACCTGAAGACCGGTTGATAAGTCCGAAATATGATCCGCTACGCACTGGTAACAAAGCCGTGCGGCGGTTGAAAGCCGAAGTTAAAGACCTTGAAGCAGATCTTAAAGTGCTTCAAGGCAATCTGAAAGAATTTGCTGTACCTCGTGGACGGTCTCCGCTCATTGCAAAGCTAGTCGATTTAAACGAAGCTCGGCTTCGTGTAATCGGGCGGAGGGCTGGACGCATACGGGATAGGCAACGGCACCTTGACGAACTTAATCCGGAGCTGGCAGAGCTCGAGGCGGAACGCATTCGTGGAGTTGCGGAGCAGCAGCAACGGGGACTACTGGAGCGATTGCAAGAGCAGGGCATCAGCGTTAGTGCGGACGGGTTCGACATCAGTAGAGCTGCGAGACTCTTGGCAAAGAATGTAGTGCAGAAACAAACCAGCAGTGCGGAGCGTATGCCCTTTCTTATGGACATAGGCAAGCGAGGTAGCGAGTTGCCTCGTGTACTGGACATTGACCCGGATCGGCTTTGGTCTAACGGCTATCGACAGCGAGACTTTATGGATCAAAATGTAGATCATCAAGCTCGTATTCATGCAAAGACAGTCGGACCGGATATAGAAATAATGCGTGAGTTTGGTACACTTAACATCTTCGAAAGTCCACAGTACCAGCGTATTCGAGCGGACTTTGATCGGGCGAGAGATGAAGCAGTGGATAATCCAAAAGAGCTTAATCGCATTGAGCGGGTTCAGCAGGAGACCGCTAAAGACTTTGCCGGATCGATAGAACGCATCCGGAACATTCGGGGCATAGCTCAAGACCCGGCTAGCATAGGATTTCGATTGGGCAAAGTAGCAACCAATCTTAACACTCTTCGGTTTATGGGAATGGTGGCTGTTAGCTCTATATCGGATGTGTCTAACTTTCCGCTACGCTTTGGGTTTCGCTCGCTTTTTAAAGACGGTTTTACCGCACTGCAATCAGGATTAAAAGGTATTGAGTTTGCAAGGCAAGAAGCAAAGGCGGCTAATGTTGGGAATGATTTGCTAACTCACGCACGCCTTCAGGCGATTGCTGATACCTTTGATGAGCTGACTTATGGGACTAAAGCCGAGCGGGGATTGCAGTACGCCACTAACAAGATGGGTGTAGTTGCTGGGTTTGACTTCTGGAATGCCTTTTGGAAACAGACTGCTGGGGTGCTGGGGATTGTTCGAGCGGTGCGGGCTGTCGAGGAGGTGGTTACACAGACTGGCAATGTCCGACAAGCTGAAAACTTCCTCTCTAATCTGGGCATTGATGACGCTATGGCGGACAAAATTTGGAAAGAGTTGACGGCTACGCCTAACGGAGCAAATAGAGTGAACGGTGTTATGCTCCCAAATACCGGAGAATGGGCGGATGGCGATGTAGCAAGGGCATTTAACGCCGGCATAGTACAGCTTGCCGATGATGTAATTGTAACTCCGGGTTTGGAAAGGCCGCTTATCATGGACGGAAGTATGACCGGACGCATACTGTTTCAGTTTCGCTCTTTTGCTTTTGCTTCTATTACCAAGTCGCTGGTGTACTCGGCGCAGTCGCTTAAACAAGGGCGGTATATGGATGTAATACCTTCTATTGCTATGGCAATAGGACTTGGCATGGTTAACTATTGGCTGTGGGCGAAGCTGGCTGGCGGGGATCACGAGAAGAGAATGGAGCAGGCGAGTCCGGAAAAGTTTTTTGACGAAGGCCTTGCTCGGTCGGGGATACTTGGCCCGCTTCACGACTTGCTAAATCTCGGATCGAAGATTCATTGGTTATCGCCTTATGTCACTGCCAGTGGCGAGCATCACACTAAAGGTTACCAGCCATTTCAGCATCCATTACTTGATCTTGCTGGACCTACGGTTAGTGGAGTGAAAGACTTGGGCAGGGTGTTAAGTACTATAGATGATCCCAATGAAATAACAATTAAAAGCATGGGACATCTTACGCCGTATCAAAATGTCTGGTACTTGCGGCCAAATAGAAATCAGATTGAAGAGGGTTTAGTAGATTGGGTAGAGTAAATTGTATATACGATTCACGCCGTGAAATGTATGGACGCTGAACTGGATAAAAAAGTTGCATAGGCGCTTGACAAACGCTTGCGATTGTGTTAAATTAACCATATAAGATAGAGATTTTCTTATGAGTACAAAAGTATTACAAGAGGTAGATGACGAACTTACCTTTGTTGTTAATGAGAGGGCTAACCTTTCTATTGAAGTGTCGTCAGGTGTAGCGGTGTTGCAAAGACAGAGAAAATCTGGCACATGGGGCAACATCGAGACTTACAAATCCGGTACAGAAGACATTGTGTATTCCGGCGGCATGCATACTAATTTTAGACTTGTGATGATTGAAGCTGGTCTTATCGAAGCGGAGGTATGGTAATGGGTGGTCCTATACTTGGGTCCCAAAGCGGATCAGGCAGAACGAGAACGGGAATTGCTGAATCAGGCGAAGGCGAGCGAGAGTTTTCAGCAGCTACAGCTGCAATTGGATCTGTAGCACTTGCACCGCCGACTGAAAGCGACAATTACAAAACTCTTCGAACTATCAACTTGACAGCTAGCTCTGCGGGCGACGGCGGAAATGATTTAGTCTTAAAAGCTGAAAGCAATGTCGGTTATCCTGATGCTGCGTTGGCAAGTGTGGACGGCTTCGCCGCTTCTGCTCAATTTGAATACGGTGGCAGAAATTTTACGCTAAAAGCTGATGACAAGGGTGAGGCAGACAATGCTTTGCGAGCGATCTTTAAGCAAGAGTCTTTGAGAGGCGGAGCACCTTTTGTAGAAGCCAGTATGGATGGGTTTGCGGCTGCTATACATTCAGGGGTAAGAAGTGGTACTACTTTTACGGTTGTTCACAATACTAAAGGAGCAGCTCAAAACGGTTTTCAAATACGAGTGCGGCCAGCTGTAGGAAACAACGCTGCTCCAAGATCTACATTGCATAACATTCCTGGAGGTAGTTATTTGGAAGTAACTGTAGGACGCAACCGCAATGTCAACTGGAATCAGATTGTACAGCAAATTAACCGTACTAACAGTGGAAACGGAACACAACTTGTTACTGCTTCAATTACTGGTAATGAAGCCGGTACAAACTTTAACATCGGAACTACTGGTAACTTTACTTTTACTTTGCGGGACGGAGAAGATGCAGTAGATGCAGATACACTTGTTGTTCGGATTGCGGAAGGAAGTGCACCATCGGTTACAGAAGTACTTACGGCTATTAATGGAGTGACTGGCAAGCGCATGACCGCCAGCAGCTCCGAAACTGGGACTGATGAGCTTTTGAATACGAGCGAGGGAACACCTGTTACAGCTTCTGCTACAGCAACGCTTCCAGGTAACAAGACGCTGGGAATAACAGCACGACAAAGTGGAGAAGCGGGTAACGGCATTAGGTTGGAGTTTGTTTACGATAGCGCAACGAATGATGGAACTTTTGCTATAGCAGTGCAAGGGCGGGTTATTCGTATAAATGTAAGAGGAAATTTGAATGGCAACGACCTTGCCAGTGCGATTGACGCGAGCTCCGCCGCACGCGCTTTAATCCGCATTAGCAGAAACTATGGCGGTTCCGCATCTTTTAGAAGCAGTTCTGATAATGTTTCACTTACAACTGCCGGCGGCGGGACAGAAGGCCAACGCACCGGCCTTTACGCAACCATCAATCCTCAACTTCGCTTCGGCGAAGACGCAATTCCGAATACTACAGTTTTGCGATCCCGTGGAGCTTCAATGACTGCAATAGTAGCTGCAATTAATGCCATTACATCCGGCAAGACAATGACAGCTGCTCTTGCTTCCGGAGCTGATGGCGGTTCATTTGCTTCTTTCAAAGACATAGATGAGCCTCGACAGATTTATTTGCTGAGTTTGAGTGGCGGACGGAATGCGGGTAACACAGAAACAGTACTCTCAACGGAACTCGATGGGGCAATCGATTTGGAAATCGAAGGAAGCAAAGCTCTTATGCTGGTTGCTGTCGATTGGAAAGCTAATGTAGGCAATGTTGACATCAAGGTTCAGCGCAGATTCGGAAATGAGTGGAAAGACATACTCGCTCGGACTCAAGTACTTGGGCAGGCTGCCAATGCAAATCTACGGTTTGCCGCACAAGCCAGTGGAGTGGTAGAGCGACTGTTTGAGTTTGGCTTTGATGTGCCAGGAACTTATCGAATCGTTTCGCAAGCTTCAGCGGCAGGCACACGGGCTAATCTTAAAGTGGAACTTGAGGCTATTTAATGCCAATAACTTCTTACACTCTTACTGTAGATACCGTTGGTATAGCGGGGCGTGCTCTCGTTGGAGAGCAGGTCTCCATTCGGGTAGAGAGTCCTGTACTAGTAAAAGAAAATGGAGACATTGTAGTACCAGATCGCCACCTTATTGAAATTACTAATGTCCAGGGGCAATGCAGGTTTAACCTCCTTCCGTCCTCTCTAGTTGGTACTTACCGCATTGCTCTTGGGCGCCATGATTTTCTCTTCAATATGCCGGAAGAGAATACTACGCTTTTTGAGGTTGCAGAAGAAGGAGAAGTTTCGCTTATTGTCCTTGCTGGTGGCGGCGGTTCTGGCGAACCGGGGCCTCGAGGCGATCCTGGACCTCGAGGCATTCCCGGAGCGAAGGGCGATCCGGGTGAGGGAGTAGCTGCTGGAGGCACTACCGGACAAATTCTTACAAAGAAGAGTAACACTGATTATGATACCGAGTGGCAGAATGCCCAACAGGGTGGACTTGCTACAGTAGCTACCAACGCTACGATTACGGGAGACGGATCGCAAGGTTCGCCGCTAAGCGTGGCTAATCCGTTTACTATTGTTGAAGAAGCGAAACTCGGCACTATTGAAACCGGTGCAGAAGTCAACGATAATGCCGGAGAAATCGTTACGAAGCTGGAGGGGTTAACGGGTGATGACAGGTTGCAGGCTTCAGCCATCCGTGACCTCCCCCAGCCCAGCGATGGAGGCATATCAAGTGTAGAAACTGACAGCACACTGACGGGTATGGGAACTTCTACCAGCGAGTTGAGTGTTGCCAATCCGTTTACTGACGCTGATGAGACCAAGCTTGACGGCATAGAATCTGGGGCACAAGTCAATGTCCAATCCGATTGGGATGCAACCACTGGTGACGCTTTCATTCAGAATAAACCTACGCTGTTTAGCGGTGCGTATGCGGATTTGTCCGGCAAGCCTACGATACCCACTGTACCGGCTAGAGCCGGGGCGTTTACAGCTGCCGATGAAACAAAGCTTGACAGTATTGAAACTGGTGCTACTGCCGATCAGACTGCTACGGAGATAAAAGATTCGCTTGAAACTCTTACGGGTGCTGGTCGCCTTGATGCAAGCGCAATCAAAAACCTGCCTTCCGGCGGATCGCAGGGAGCTCCTACCGGTAATGTAATGTGGGAACCGGTGGGATCAGCTGTTAGCGTAGTCAACACTGGCACTGCAACCGGACCGCTTATAGCTGACCTTGATGATTTAGTTGCTTTTCACATCTCATATACTCGTGGCGTTACGCAGAATATGATACATGAAATGCGAAAAAGCGATATACCAGCATCTTTTGCTACTCCATATCACATACATTTACAGGGTTCTGGTACCGATCACATTAGCATATACAGCGATGGTACCAACCTTATATATGTAAGTACTCTTAATTCGCTGGCAAACATTACTCAAAACACCGTAAGCGTACAACACTACAATGTCAAGGCAAGCGGCGAGAAAGGAGATAAAGGAGATGCAGGTACTTCGGTCGAGGCTAATCCTTCTGGCACTTCTGGTTCCAACCTGACACGAATTAGTATTGATGGCACAGACTACAACATAGCGGCAAGCGGAGATAGCAATGTACAGTCAGACTGGGATGAAACAGATGATACAGCTGATTCGTACATTGAAAACAAACCAACGCTTTTCAGCGGTGCTTATGCAGACCTTACTGGTAAGCCAACTATCCCTACAGTACCAGCAAGAGCAGGAGCATTCACTGCTGCTGATGAAGCGAAGCTTGACGGCATAGAAACTGGAGCACAAGTTAATCCAGCAAGAGCAGGAGCATTTACAGTTGCCGATGAGGAAAAGCTCGATGGAATCGAAACCGGTGCACAAGTTAATCCAGCCCGTGCCGGTGCGTTCACTGCTGCCGATGAGACCAAGCTCGATGGCATAGAAACCGGCGCTCAAGCTAATGTTCAGTCTGATTGGGGTGCTACAAACGGCGATTCGTTTATTAAAAATAAGCCATCGTTATTTAGCGGAGCTTATTCGGACTTGTCCGGTTTGCCTACACTTTTTGACGGGGCGTACAGCAGTCTTACTGGAGCTCCTACAATTCCAACAGTACCAGCGAGAGCCGGTGCGTTTACTCAAGCATTCCAAAACAAATTAACCGGTATTGAAGCAGGGGCTACTGGCGATCAGACTGCTTCTGAAATCATTGATAAGATTGAGTCGCAGACAGGAGATAACCGGCTGGATGCAACCAAGCTTCGCAATTTGCCTTCAAATACCGGCGGAGATTTGGTTCAAGGAGAATTGCTTAATGAGTATAGCTGGACTACAACCGGACCAAAAAGGAATACAAATGCGAAATACCTTACCCCGCAATACCTTATCTTTGAAGGCTGGATTGGCGGGTCAACTGCTGATAAAGACTACTTTACTACTTCCGTCAAGCGTGATGAGATACCCGCGAGTGGCTCTGCTCTTACTGTTGGTCCGTTCCAGCATGATACTGATCGACAGGCGGACGGTGTAAGTGTTACACTTGAGACTACCGGAAACAATGCAGGAAGGTTGACACTTAGCCCGCTGGAGACCGGATCGAACAATGGTGTAGTGCGAGTGTGGTCAAGTACCAGCCCCTCGGCTATACTTCGGGGGCAAGATGGAGACGGGTTTACGCAGACACAGGTTAACAAACTGGCAGGGCTAGCGCAATCTGATTGGGATGCTACAAGCGGAGGCGCAGAAATACTTAACCGCCCCACATTAGCGGATGTAGCGACGAGTGGAGATTATGATGATCTTACAAACAAACCTACGATTTTTAGCGGTGCGTATAGCGACCTTTCAGGTCGCCCCACTCTGTTTAGCGGATCTTACAACGATCTAACAAACAAACCTAATATACCTACTGTACCAGCCCGTGCCGGTGCGTTTACTGCGGCTGATGAAACGAAGCTCGATGGAATTGAGACCGGTGCACAGGTTAATGTCGGAGTTGAATATTCGCAAGCGGAGAAAACAAAGCTCGCTGGCATAGCCAGCGGTGCTGATGTTAACGACACGGCAGGAGAGATTGTAACAAAACTGGAAGGGCTTACGGGCAACGCTCGCCTGAACGCAAGTGCAATCCGTGATCTTCCCCAGCCGAGTGATGGAGGCATAGCGAGTGTAACTACAGATTCTACTCTTACGGGTAACGGAACTTCCGG